TACGACTCTGTCTTGCCCAAGAAACAGCCGAAGCCAAAACCAATCAGTCATGACTTGCCGCGATTAGAAACGATTGTCAAGGATGCTGTCGGTTCGCATGGGCCGGCTGTGATCGAGTGGGCATCTGAGCATCTAGGTGTTGAGCTGATGCCCTGGCAACGTCATGTTCTAATGCAACAGTTTGCTTATGACAAAGCTGGGCGCTGGTGTAATCGCACTTCGCTGATTTCTACGGCACGTCAGCAAGGTAAGTCTGTGTGCATTGCGGCGAGCATTGGTTGGCTGCTTACTGAGTACCCGTCAATCATTGGGCGCCCGGTAAAGGTTGTGACGTTTGCTCATCGGCTTGACATTGCTGTAGCGATGTTTCAGGATTTGGCGCCGCTGCTCGAGGGCAAGTTTTCTGCTACGCCTACCTGGTCGTATGGTCGCACTGAAATCAACTACAAGGGCAGCAAATGGCTAGTCAAGGCGGCACGGCCGGCAGCACCGCACGGCTTGTCAGGCGTTGACGTGCTGATTGGTGACGAGTTGTGGGGCTTGGATTCCGACACCCTTGACATCGGTTTCATACCTACACAACGAGCTATTGACAATCCGTTGGCAATGTTTTACAGCACAGCCGGCACAGAATCCAGTGTCGCAATGTTGCGTTGGCGTGAGGCCGCGTTGCGTGGCATTGACACAGGCGACGACACAGGCATCTACCTAGCCGAATGGTCGCCACCACCAGAACTAGACCCAATGACCGCTGCAGCCTGGGCATACGCCAACCCAGCACTAGGACACACCATCAGCGTTGACACACTTGAGGCCGAATCCCACGCACCCAACAGGGCAGCCTTTTTACGCTCATCAGTCAATGTCTGGGTGCAAACAGATCAGTCCTGGCTGCCGCCTGGCCTATTCCAAGAGCTACGCACCAGCAACCCACCACTACCGGGCGGCGTACTGGCAGTCGAGGTAAGCATGGATGACGGCCGCTACGTCGGCGTGCGATGCAACACCAACACCGACGACCAAATGACTGTCACTGTTGCATTTCAGGTTGACACCATTCAGGCATGTTGGCAGGCCATAGATCAACAAATGGCACTTAACCCGACAGTTGTATTGGCCATCACACCCACCCTTGACGTGTCATGCCCTACTCATTTGCAACGCCGACGCATCATTGTTGGCTACCAAGAAATCTGCCGTTGGACGGCCGTTGTGCGACAAATGCTTAACGAAAAACGGCTATGGCACACAGGCGAAACAATGCTCGCTGAACACGTCGGGCGTGCCGTGGCAGTACGCACCACAGGCGCCATCGCATTGTCATCAACTAAATCGCCCGGGCCGATCGAGTTAGCACGCTGCCTAGTGTGGGCTGCTGGCATCAGTAGCCGACCAGCACCAGCCGTCAGACGCGCCACAGTTGGCACCGCAAGACAACAGCGCGTTGCCTAGTATTGCGTCATGGGTATTTTCACGCGCAAAGAAACACTGCCGTCAGTAAAAGCTGCCGCAGGTGCCGCAGGCAATCCGCTTGTCGGCAACTTCATCAACTACACAACAGGATTTGACCGCAGCACCGCGCTACGCAACCCAACCATCAGTCGAGCACGCGACCTGATTTGCGGCATGATTGGCTGCTTAGAAATTACGCAATACGGCCGGCAATGGGATGGCGAGGAATACGAATACATTGACCTGCCACCCGACGCATGGTTTCAGAACCCTGACCCAAACGTGACACGCAATTTCATCATGTCATTTTGTGCCGATGATCTCATGTTTTACGGCAGGTCTTTTTGGGTAGTGACTGAAAGGAATGCCGCGGGATTTCCAAGTGCGTTTACTTGGATTCCTGCAGCTGACGTCACCACATTTGACCAGGCAGGCCCACAATGGTGGGGGCCGTCATCACAAATCTATTTCCAGGGCATCCAACTAGACACCAAAGACGTTGTGCAATTTTTGTCGCCAATTCCAGCGTTGCTGTTTACAGGATCACGCGCAATCAACACCGCCACACGCCTAGACGCAGCAGCCGAACGATTCGCCACAATGGAAGTGCCAGCCGGCTACCTCAAACAAACAGGCGGCGAACCGATGTCAGGGCAAGAGCTAGCCGACCTAGCAGCAGCCTGGTCAGAAGCACGACTCACCAGCAGCGTCGCCGCGCTTAACGAATACGTCGAGTGGAAAGAATCAAACATTGACCCCAGCAAAATGGAACTGGTAAGCGCACGCACCTACCAGGCACTTGAGCTGTCACGTGTCGCAAACATTCCGCCATACCTGGTTGGCGCACCATCAGGCAGCGGCATGACCTACCAAAACGCACAACAAGCACGTCAAGACCTTTACCTATTTGGCGCCAAACCATACATTGACTGCATTGAGCAAACATTGTCACTTAACCACATCACACCGCGAGGCCGCTACATCGAACTTGACGTTGACTCATACTTGTATGACAACGGCATGTCAGGCCAGCCGGTTGCGCTGCCCGCGCCGGCTGGTTCTGGCAGCTCAGTTAGCCCAGGCACACCAATAGCCGACTAATACACAAAACGAGGCAACACCATGACCTACGCTGGAAACATGATCTACCTAACGACCAGCAAAGTAGCAATCGCCGCAGCTGAAGGCGACACACCGTCACGCATCATTGAGGGCGTCGCAGTGCCATACAACGTCATTGCCACAGTAAGCGGCGGCGAACAAGTCATGTTTCTACCCGGCAGCCTGCCCATTGACGGCAAAGCGCCACGCCTGCTCGAATCGCACGACGGCAGCAAAATCATTGGCATCGTGACCGCTCGCATGGATGACGAAGAAGAAATGCGCTACGCGGCACGCATCAGCGCCACCAAACAAGGCGATGACGTTATTGAGCTAATTAAAGACGGCGCCCTGGACAGCGTGTCAGTAGGTGTTGACCCCATAGACGCCGAATACAACGACGCAGGCGTTCTAGTCATCAGCAAAGCAGCCTGGCGTGAACTGTCAATCGTGGCCGAACCAGCATTTGAGGGTGCCACCATTGACAGCATTGCGGCTGCTAAGGTAAAAATCAACGAAAGCGAGAAACCCATGTCTGACCCAATCGAGCAAGTAGAAACCCCAGCCGCAGCACCAAAAACCCCAATCTGGGCTGAAGCACGCAAAGCGCCATCGCGTTTGCCATCAATGTCGGAATGGGTGTCTGCATACGTGCAAGGCGGCGACAAGTTCGCAGCCGTCAATCGCATGGTCGCAGATCATCAGGCGTACCACAATCCGATTGCTGCAGCCGCAGGCGACATCATCACGACTGACACACCTGGCTTGCTGCCAGTACCAGTTGTCGGCCCGGTGTACAACAACATCAACTATTTGCGACCAGTAGTCACCGCCATCGGCGCGCGTGCAATGCCATTGGGATCAGGCAAAACGTTTAACCGACCAGAAATCACCACGCACACTTCAGTGGCCTTACAGTCAACTGAATTGAGCACGCTTAGCAGCACCACGCTTGTCGTGTCAAGCAACATTGTCACTCGTGCAACTTTTGGCGGCACCGTGCTTGTCTCAGAACAAGATGTTGACTGGACAGACCCTGCATCTGTGGACATCATCTTGCAAGACCTTGCCGGACAATACGCAGACGCAACCGACAACGCTGCAGCCGACGCACTTTACGCAGGCGCAACAGATCGAGGCAACTGGGCTGGCACTTCAGCAAGCTTGTTGGCTGACGTGTACTCAATGGCACAACTCATTGCTGCGAACACCAACGTATTGCCAACACACATGTTCGTCGGCCCAGACACTTGGGCAAAAATTGGTGGACTCGTTGACAACGACAACCGACCACTGTTTCCAAGCGTCGGCCCAATGAACGCCAACAACACGTCATACACGGCAAACAGCTGGAACGGCAACCCACTTGGCCTTACTTTGGTCGTTGACAAAAACTTGGCAGCCAAAGTCTTGATGGTCGGTTGTGCTGCAGGCCCATTCGCAGGTTTTGAGATTTACGAAAACCAGCGCGGCCTCATTGCCATTGACAAGCCTGAAGTGTTGGGCCGTCAGATTTCATTCCGTGGCTACTTCAGCACGCTAATGATTGACGGAACCAAGTTCGGCTTTAAGCACTGGGCATAAGTTAGGAAGGTTGCATGGCAACCTACACAACCACCCACGCACAAATCACCGACAACGTAGGCGTCATTGCCACGCTGACGAACAATCCCATTGAGGTAGGCAACAGCATTACGTTGTCAGGCTTTACTGGCACACTTACAACGCTGAACAACACGTTCGTCGTAACTGCTATTCCCAAGTACTTGTTCATGGGCGTGGATGACCAGGGCGACTACGTGTATGACACCAACGTGCCAATTCAGTTGCAAATTGCGTTCGCTGTCACCGATGACGACTTTGACCGGGCGCCTGCAATCGGCACCGTGACATTCACACCGACCTGCACCTGGGTAAGCGTTGCCGATGTTGAGGATTGGCTTGGCTTTACCGTCACCAACCCAAGCGCCGACTTTGACCTATTGACTATGGCCGTAGGTGCCGGCAACCAATTTGCTTACCGACGACGCCAAGAAGCCGGCTACTTTGACTCAAGCTTGTCAACTGTGCCAAGCTTCGATGTCAAACTAGGCACTGTGATGTATGCCGGCTACTTGTACCGAATGCGCGGCAGCGCGTCAGAGTCCTACGCGGCCTACGATCCGCTAGCCACGTCAGGGCCAATCGGCGGCTCATTTGTCGAGGTAATGCGCTTACTGGGTGTCAACCGGCCACAGGTCGCCTAATGGCCGCAGAATTAAAAGACGGCTACAACGACCTCATTAGCCTTTTAACAGCCATCACAGGGCTGCCAGTGGTGTCTAGCAGCGACCCACGCAACATCAACCCCCCATGCGTACTCATTGACGCACCCTCATTTCTGATGCACACCAACGTCATCAGCGAAATGCAATTCACCATCAAAATCTTAGGCATAGGCCCAGGCGACCGAAAAGCCTTAGACAAACTGCTTGACCTAGCCGACCTGATTAGGGCAGCAAAACTAGGGCTGATGTCAGGCCGCCCAACCGTCGTACAAATCGGTTCACAAGACTTTGCCGCATACGAACTAACCTTGTCAACAAAGGTGGCACCATGAAATACCGCATCATCACACACCGGCTAAACGGCCACAACAAAGGCGACATCGTAACCTTTACTGACAGCAACGTCGTGGAGTACCTGATTAACTCAGGGCAAATAGAACTAGCAGCCACCGAAACTGTCACCAAAGACGAACCAAAACCTGCTAGAACTAAACTCAAGAAACGGAAGGACTAACCCCCTATGGCCTCAACGACAGTACTTAGCAACCCAGTTGTCAGCATCGGCACCACCACACCCGGCACGACCATCACCGATCAAGTCGTAAGCGCTGTCGTTACCACGACCCAAGACGCGCTTGAGTCAACAGCCTTTGGCCAAACCAACCGCACCTACGTCGGCGGCCTCACCAACTGCACCATCACGCTCACCTTGCTGATGTCGTATGCAGCGTCAGAGACCTACGCCCTGCTTAACAGCCTGGTCGGTGCAGCCGCAACCTACGTCGCAGTTAAAGCCACCGACGCCACCATTGGCTCAACGAACCCAGAGTTTCAGCTAACGAATGGGTACGTCGAGTCATTTGACGTCGTGAACGCCGCCCTGGGCGAACTGCAACAGGTAGAAGTTACCTTCACTGGCGGCACGCTGGTCAAGGATGTTACACCGTAATCACAACTCACTTTTAGGGGCAGCATGAAACTGACATTCAAGATTACCTACCTAACACTTGCAGGCAAAACGCAGGTTGACACCGTAGAAATCACGCTTGCTGATTTTGCGGCATGGGAACGCAGGTCACGCAAACGAGTGCAAGATTTGTCAACAGGCATGGGCATAGACGACATGTCATACCTTTGCTGGCATCGCCTACACGTAGAAAAACGCGACAACCGCGACTACGAAACCTGGCTGGAATCTGTGCAACTCATTGAGACTGAGCAGGTAGAACCTGCAAACCCTACGGAACCGGCAGCGTCAGACGACAACTAGCAGGGCTGCTACTTGCGACTGGCTACTGGCCGGATCACATTGAGTTTGACTCACAAGACCTGGCGACGGTACTACTCTTGGATGAGAAACGACGCAGAGCAGGCAAACGATGAGCACAGTTGACACGACTATTGGCAAACATGGCTCAACCATCGCTGGGCTTAAAGAGGCGCTACGCGAACTAAACAATTTAGACAAAGTAGCCAGGCGACAACTGACACGAGATTTTCAGGCTGTATGCAAACCAGTAGTTGACGCAGCTAAACGAGCAACGCCACAAGCACCACCGATTAGCGGCTGGGGCCGATCGTGGACTACAAAGAGCGGCTACAAAGCCTTACCGTGGCAAGCCAACCTTGCGACCAAAAACATCAAGGCAAAAGTAAGCGGCAAAAAGCCGCGCGAGTACAACGGCCGCATGACCAACCTTGCTGTCTTTACTATTGCCTGGGGCGGCACCATAAACACGATTTACGACCTGTCCAGCAAATCACAGACAGCTGCAGGCGCCAACATGGTGCGCGGCCTTGAGGCACGACACGGCAAAGCCAGTCGAGCATTGTGGCCGGCATACCGGGCGAACCAGGATGAGGTAGAACGCCAAGTTACACAGATCATTGACGACGTAATGCGAACAGTTAGCAGGGCAATCTGATGGCCGTAGTAATTCCCATCATCAGCGAGTTTGACGGCAAAGGCTTAAACAAAGCAATCAAAGAGTTTAAGCAACTAGAAACATCAGGCGAAAAAGCACAGTTCGCACTTAAAAAGGCAGCTGTACCGGCAGCGGCAGCGTTGGCTGGTGTTGCGTTAGCAATCGGTAGCGCAACCAAAGCCGCTGTTGAGGATGCAAAAGCGCAAGAGCTGTTGGCGCTAGCAATTACAAAGAACACGTTGGCAGGAGAAGCCAATGTCAAGGTTGCTGAGTCCTACATAGAAAAAACAATGATGTCGGCAGCCGTAGCCGATGACGTTTTAAGGCCAGCCCTGGCCAGCCTGGTGCAATCCACAGGCGACCTGACCTACAGCCAAGACCTACTCAACACGGCCCTCGACATTAGCGCCGCCACCGGCACAGACCTAACGACTGTCACCGACGCACTTAGCAAAGCCGCTGTAGGCAACATGAAGGCCCTGGGCAACCTGGTGCCAAGTGTGCGCGACAACATCAAGGCAGGCGAATCACTAGATCAAGTAATGAAAGAGCTGTCATTTACCGTAGGCGGCGCTGCAGCAACAGCAGCCAACAGCGCCGAAGGCCAAATGAAACGACTGTCGCTAACAATCGCAGAAACCAAAGAATCCATCGGTGCAGCATTCTTGCCAATACTTGAAAAACTGCTACCCAAGCTGCAAGCGTTTGGAAAGTTTGCACAAGACAACACAGGATTTATTACGGTAATGCTTTTAGCTGTTGGCGGCCTGGCTGCAGTCATCGTTACGTTAAATGCAGTCATCAAAGCTGTGACGATTGCGCAAATAGCACTTAACTTTGCAATGACGGCAAACCCAATCGGTTTAGTCGTAGTAGCTGTTGCAGCCCTAGTTGCAGGTTTTGCGTTGCTAATACAAAAAACAGGCAGCGTCAAAGGCGCATTTATTGCAATGGGCAACGCAGTCATTGGCATCGTTGAGACAATGGCCAATTCTGTCAGTCAAGCAATTAACCTCATAATTACGGCCTTAAACGCAGTCAATCCGTTTGCAGACATCCCACCACTACCTACCGTGACCTTGCCACGCATTGGCGGCAGTAGCAGCAGCGCCGGCACAACCAGCACAGGCGTCACCGCAGGCCCAGACCTACTCGAGCGATCACTACTTAAAGCCATACCTGCAGGCGGGCCAGCCGTAAGCGTTGCCACTCCTTCAGCGCCACGCGGCGGCGGCGGTAGCGCTGCAACAGGCGGCGCTGCCGCTGCAGGTTTCGGCAATCTGCCAGGCGGCGGCAGCCAAAGTTTGCGAATGGATTTTGCAACCGGACAATTCGTACCATTTGACTTCACTGCTGAACCACAACGCCAACTGCCAGACAACATCAACATCACCATCAACGCAGCTGTCGCTGAAGCAAGCCTGGGCCAAACAATCGTAGATGCGCTAACCGATTACAACCGCAGGTCAGGGCCGCTAGACCTACAGATTGCAGTCTGACGTGGCGGCCGCAGTCGTACAGTCAGGCAACTACCTGCTCGAGCTAGACACAGGATTCTTACAAGACGCATTCACACTTGACGACGCAACCAAAGGCGTACTCAACAACACGCAATACGTGTTAGACGGCACGACACAATTTGCTGACATCACCGACTTCACAACCGACGTGCAATACAACCGCGGCCGCAAAAAAGCCGATTACCAATTTGGTGCCGGCACGATGTCATTTACCATGCGTGACGAGACAGGCATTCTTGGCCCATACGACACCAGCAGCCCTTACTACGACCCAGCCAACAATCAGCCTGGCCTGGCGCCTATGCGACGTATTCGTTTGTCTCGAAACAGCGTGTACTTGTTCGTAGGTGTAGTCACGTCGTATTACTACCAATTTGCGATGGCAGGCCCTAACACAGTCAACGTGCAATGCGCCGACGATTTCTATTTACTTGCACAAACCAACCTCGATCAACTCAACGTCACGGCACAACTGCCAGGGCAACGCATCGCAACCGTGTTGGCATTGCCAGAAGTTGACTACACAGGCACAACCAGCCTGGCTACCGGCACAGTCAACCTCGGCCACGCTGCTGCCTACACCGTGCCAGCCGGTACAAACACCCTGCAATACCTAACCCAAATCAACCAAGCCGAACAAGGCCGCCTATTTATGGCAGCCGACGGCGTACTGACAACACAAAACCGCATAGGCAACACGCTGTCAAGCCCAACAATCTCATTCGGTGACGACGGCATACGCGCCAAATACGTTGACATAGAAGTTGAGTTTGACGCCGACAACGTAATAAACAGATCAGTCGTCACCGGGCTAGACGGCACCACAACTACCGATAGCGACCCCACCAGCATTGCCGAATACTTCACACAAAACTTGAGCATCACCAACAGCCTTTTGCATGAGGCTGGCCAAATAGCAGACCTGGCTGCCTACCTGCTTGAGCCTGATCCAGAACCCCGATTTACCAGCGTCACAGCCTTCTTTGCCAACCTAACCGACGCACAACGCACCGCTGCAGCCGGCGCCGACATAGGCGACACCATCAGCATAGAAAAACAAATACCAGGGCTAGGTAGCCCGGTAGCAGCCGAATACAGCATTGAGGGCATCACAGGCGTCATTAACTTTAATCGAGGCCACACAATCACCTACTACACGGCACCAACCACCATTGTGTATGAGCTAATCCTAAACGACGCAATCTATGGTGTATTAGATGCTCAAAATGTTCTAGGCTGACCGTATGACTACGCCATTTCCATTTGTTGCTTCGCAGGTGTTGACGGCGGCGCAACTTAACGCAATCACCACCCTGCCAATCAACGACCAGACCGCCAGCTACACGTTGGTTGTCGGTGACGTCGGCAAGCGTGTTGTCATGAACGTCGCAACAGCAAACACAGTCACCGTAAATAACTTAATTTTTGCTGCGGGCGACACCATTTTCATCTCCTCAAAGGGTGCAGGTGCGACCACAGTTACCGCCGGCGCTGGAGTCACGGTCAACACAGCAGCTTCTTTAGTGATCGCGCAACATGGAGGCGGCACACTCGTAGCAACGTCGGCGTCAGTCTTTACTTTTTTTCCTAGCGGCGTAAGCGGAACATTAGACGTCGAGTTTTTACTCGTCGGTGGCGGCGGCGGCGGCGGTAATGGTGTAGCCGCTGGTGAGGGCGGTGGCGGTGGTGGTGCAGGCGGATTCGTTACAGGTTCAGGCATCATCGGTAAAGACACTTACACGGTCAAAGTCGGTGCAAGCGGCGCAGGTTCAGCATCGGCGGTTGACAGCGGCAAGAATGGCACGGCCTCATCGTTCATCGGCTCGGCCAATGGCGGCGGCGGTGGCGGTAATCGTGACGGCAACGGCAACGTCGGCGGATCTGGCGGTGGTCGAGGTTCAGACAGCACAGCAACCGTGCCAACTGGCGTGTCTGGTGAAGGTAACAGCGGCGGCACATCATCAAGTAACGCAGGTGGCGGCGGTGGTGGCTCGGGCGGTGTTGGCGGCAACGCAGCAGGAACTACAGGCGGTGCAGGTGGCACAGCCGCAACAAACAACTACACAGGCAGCAGCATCTCCTACTCAGGTGGTGGCGGCGGTGGCGGTGCAACAGGTGGCACGGCAGGCACTAACGCAGGCAACGGCGGCAGCAACGCAGCAGGCTCAAACGGTACCGCTAATCGTGGCGGCGGTGGCGGTGGTGGTGGTGCTGCAAACGTCGGTGGCAACGGCGGCTCAGGTCAAGTAGTGATTCGCTACCTGACGGCAGACGCCGCAGCCTTCACGATTACTGCTACCGGGGCAACATCAGGAACCCCAACCGTAGACGGCTCTTACTCTTATTTTCAGTACACATCGACAGGCACATTGGTGGTTGCATAATGGCACATTTCGCTTTAGTAGATGACACAAACACGGTGCGCGAAGTACTGACCGTTAGCAACAATGATTGTGCTGGCGGCGACCTACCTGAAAGCGAACCAGCAGGCCAAGCATTTCTACTTGCATGCGGGCTGCAAGGCCATTGGGTACAAACGTCATACCACGCCAATTTTCGTGGCAAATACGCAGGCATTGGCGATTTGTGGAACGGCACCGATTTCGTAACACCAGAAGCGCAATGAAATGGCTAGCAATCGCCGCGCTATTGACGTTGACAGCGTGCGAAACAACACGCAGCAACAACAGCAAGCCAAGCACCCGGCCAACCTATTGCACACCCGTAGATCGGTGCTGACATGAAAGAGCGTTACACAGCTGAACAGCTACATGCTCGAATGGTTGCAACCGTAGGCGTACTACTTGGCGTCACATTCTTTATTGTCGTGGTTGGTTTTGTAGGCGGCTTGCTGTTCATCTCACAGCCTTTAGAGCAATCGCCAAATGACAAAGAGTTCATCAGCCTGATGACCACGATTGTTACATTTCTGTCAGGCACATTGGCTGGCCTTGTTGCCAGTAACGGCATGAAAGACAAAACGAAATAGTGCCATCAGCACCTAAGCCCTACATTGTCGGCACCTACGGCATTGTCAACCACAAACTGCCAGGCACCGAACTATGGGCCAAGCTCGCAGGCGTACACAGCCAGGGCGCATTGTGGAATAACGGCACATTTGTGCAACGCGACATACGCGGCAAGCCAGGACAAATCAGCAACCATGCTCGAGGTGTTGCAATGGATTTGTCATTCAGGTTTATGGAATCAACCGGCAAAGGCGTTACCAACGGCCGCACAAAAGCCATCACATTTTTGCAACAAGCCCTAGACAACTGGGAACTGTTAGGCATCCAAACAATCATTGACTACTGGCCCAACCCACACGGCCGCGGTTGGCGTTGTGATCGAGTAGGCACCGCAATGCCAAAACCGCATGCACATGAGGCATGGCGCAAATACGACACCAAGACGGTGACAGGCGCACCGGGCGGCGATTGGCTACACATAGAAATAACACGCACCCTGGCAGAAAACGAAAGCCTTGTGCAGCAAGCCTTTGCCAAGGCATTCCCCACTACCTGACACACCGTCGCTAAGGTTGTCAGCAACCTAAAGACAGCGAGGCAGCTATGTCTGAACCCACCCCTACTACGCAGGCAGTCATCATTCTGTACGAGGTGTTCACAGGCGTCATGCCTGACGGACAACAGGTCATGGTGCAATCCTTTAGACGACAAGGCGAGGACAAATCCATGATGTCGCAAATCGCATTCCGTAAATACAAATGGCAAACGTGGGGGCCACCCATCCGGCTTGACCACGACCATCAGGTAGATCGCACGACAGGCGACAGCGCATGACCGCCCTAAGCAAAGTTGTCTGGGCGTCACTCATCGGGCTGTACGGCCTATTTGTTGTCAACGTGCCAAACGCACCAAAACAGCCACAAACCGCTATTTATGCGCCCACCACAAGCGTCACAATGCCCCAGGATGAGCCAAAACCCACCCCCCTGCCTAGTAGTACCCCCCCTATTCAGGCAGGTGACTGTGAGTCGTTTATTGGCTTGGCTTACGGCATCGGCTGGCCAGCAGCCGCCCTGGACACGCTCGAGCTAGCCATGCGGCTTGAGTCAGGATGCGACCCCTACGCAATAGGCGACAACGGCGACAGCATCGGCCTAATGCAAATCAACATGCCAACCTGGTGCGTACCTAACGACAACTGGCCAATCGGCTGGATGCAACATTACGACCTGGGCATTTGCGGCGACCTATGGAATCCGACCACCAACCTGCTAGTTGCATTAGCAATCTGGGAAGGCTGGACAGGCTCAACACCCGGCTGGCATCATTGGCACGCACTCAGGTGAGGCGGTATGCACAACTGTGTGTCATCGTTGCGTTACTGTTTGCAATCACACTCATCACAGGCAGGTAAAAAATGGCGCGGGCAGCGTGGACAGATCAACAGCAACTGATTGCAGACTTGACGTTGTGGTTGGACAACGAACCAAACCACACAAAAGCAAGGTTGCTTACTCGAGCAATCGCTCACATCTGTTGGCAAACCACAGTCATCACGGAAGTAAAAAGCGAAGTGCAACAGCTTGAGGCGGTAGCCCGTGCGCGTTGACGCTGTACACATAGACATACACGAACACGACCTACGGCTATGTCAAACACTTGCCGACCAACGCATTAAAGCATGGGGCAACAGACACCGCAACATGAACATTGCATTGACACCCAAACTTGTCAAACGCATTAACCGCATGGGCGTAATCGGTGAACTGGCCGTCGCACACTATTTGCAACTTGATTACGAATGGCATTGCGATTGGACAGGCGAAGGCAAAGACGACGACGTACATGGCATTCAAGTACGAGCCACCGACTACGGCAACGGCTGCCTAGTCACACACCCAGACGACCGGCACGCCCCATACGTGCTCGTCACATTGGCAATCACAGGCCACATGCAAGTCACCGCATCACTACAAGGTTGGCTGCCACTTGAGCAATGCAACATTTGGGATTACTGGCGCACCGACGTACCGTACCCGGCCTACTTCACACCGCAATCAGTACTACACCCCATCGCAACACTCACACCCATAAAGGCAGGCAGCAAATGAGCTGGGATCTAAAAGACTACGTTGACGTACCAGCCAGGCTAAAAATGCTTGCCGAAAAATACCCAGAGGTACGCATTGTTGAGTACCAGCCCGTCATTAAACAAATTGCTGACAAGACATACATAGAAGTCAAAGTGCAAGCATGGCGCGACCCCGACGACAAGTTTCCTGCAATCGCATACTGCTGGGAGCCATTCCCTGGCACAACACCGTACACACGTGATTCTGAGCAGATGAACGCAGCAACATCAGCGTTGGGCCGACTCGTGGCAATCATGTTGCCTGGCGCATTTACAAAACAGGCATCAGCCAACGAATTGCTACATCGAGCAGGCCCACCTAAACAGAAACCAAAGTTTGACACCCCAGCCATAGACCCGTGGGCAGACGAACCATCACATCAAGAGCAAGTGCAAGCCATTGTTGAGCGCACAAGCAACGAACGCAAAGCCGCATCAGCCGGTAGCAACGCAACAGAACCACAGCTCAAAATGCTTGCATCTAGGGCAAAAGCCAAAGGCTTGACAGTGGCTGAGGATCTGCGTGTATTCTGTGCCGACACAATCGGCCGCGACATCACATCAAGCAAAGACTTAACAAAGGCTGAAGCATCAAAAGTAATTGACGCAATCATTCTGCTACCAGACAAAAAGTAAGACCGTCACACGGTCACGACCCACACGTGTCTAGTGGGTGTAGGTGCAAATCCTCGACGCTTAACAGGCGCCAGTTAGCCCTTCAGACAGGCGTGTAAAGACCCTGCACACAAACACGTGGGCCAGGGCTAGTGCGATCTGAGCGACAATCAGACGGTTGTGGGTACCGGGGGCAATCCTGCACTTGACCTACACTGACAACACACACACAAAAGAAAACACACCATGCAACACAAAGCCGGCAGCAACATCACACACACATACCTGCAGACAACTGAGCAAAGCGAAGGCGTCAGGCCAAGCAACGCGCGGCAGCGGTAGCCCCCCAATGCCACGACGCCTAGACAACCCCACTTACAAAAAGAACAGAGCACAACTACTACGCGACAAACCTGCATGTCACTGGTGCAAGAAAGCACCCGGCACACAAGCCGATCACATCATCGAGCACGACCGCGGCGGCACAGACGACCTAGAAAACCTTGTACCTAGTTGCGCCAAATGCAACGGCAGACGCGGCGCACGTTACGGAAACGCAAAACGAACAGCAAAACAAAAATCAAAACCCAAGCCAAACCTTTTGGATTCTAAAACGACTCGCC